CTTCTCTACCCTTTCGGTCGGAAATAGCAAATTCTTCAGATACGTGCAAGCCACATCGTCTAGCTCGTTATCAGTCTGCTCACTGATCTTGACCAGGCAGTCAAGTAGTAGCTGTTTTACGGCCTTTGATTTGATGAATCCAAAGAGAATTGGCTTTAGTAGTAAAACCATGAGATCACTGTGTGTGCAAAAAGTCTAATTCCTATTTGCGTGTCCTTCCAGTCGTGCAACATCCTGTTCCAGCGTTGATATACGAGCAAATAACTCCTGATCTCGAACCCTCAGATCAGCGTGGAGCACATCCATCCGATTGGCTAAATTATCGACAGCCGAGGTCAAACGCACCAGGGAATCACGTCCATGCTGGTTTTCGCGGTTGGCTCCTTTGATGCCTGAGGCCGCGACCCCAATTCCAGCACCCGCCATTGCTGCCCAAATTTCAACCACCATTCGACCAATAGCGTTGCTTCATCATGGCAGAAGAACAGATTAAGCAAGAGTCAGAGCAAGAACCAGAATCAACGCCGTTGGCGGATTTTGTAAAACTTGCTGTTCTTACATGGTCGATCGTGATGCTTTCCCTTAATTATCTGGGCTACGTCAAAGCGATGGATCCAACCTTTCCTGCTTCGTTGCTTACTGGAACGATGACCTCCTTCGGCGTCAACATCAAACGCGCCAATGGCAAGAAAAAAGAAGACCCTACAATTAAGCCAGAAACCACTACGTCCAGGCCAAAATGAGACGTTTTCTCTTTGTATCCTGCCTAACATTCTTTGCGGTAAGTCCTGCTTCAGCAGACATTACCGTCAAGCATCAATCATCAATTCAGCTATCTGTTGATGGAGCAGCATCCCAAGCGACCCGCCTTGGGTCTAGCTATAGCGTTTCTGGCTCTGGCATCACTTTGGACACTGCTGGTGGTCTCGGCACCCTCTCTTCCGGTACTGGTGTTGGTTACACTCCTGCCGATTACAGCCTTACTAATGATGGGGCTAGCTTTAATTATTCAGAAGCATATTTCGAAGGAGACGACATCCAAGCAGCCACCACAGTGACAAATGGCGTTGTACCTAGCTTGCCGTCTCTTGGCAGCACATTGACTCAATCGGGCGGTGTAGCTGGTGATTTAGACGGAACGATTACAGGCGGTGGAGTTATGACAATTGAAGCTGGTGGGGCTGGCACCAGTGCAACAGGTCAAGTGATCCTTAGTATTACTGCAAACTGATGCGCTGGTTCTTGCTGCTAATGCTTTGCGCTACAGCAGCAAACGCATACCCTGTGGTGCCAAACTTCAAGCAGGGAACCCTCACGTCCCACACAGAAACCACAAGCAAGGTCACTGAAACAATCGTCAGCGAAGACTTTGCTACTGGTTATGAATATTCGACTAGCGGCAACAACATCCAACCTGATGGCCCGATCAACCCTATTGCTAACACCACGATTAACGGATGGACTTCTTTAGGACAAGGGCCAAACTGGTCAATCGTCAATCAAGGACAGCCGTTTCAGTTCGTTCAGACTCTTCATGGGCCAGGATTAAGCAATCGGACAACCGTGCAACGTTTGACCGAGGTTACAAGCGTCACGGATACAGTCTCTACCTTCTCGGAATAATCCTTTGCGCTCCTGTTAACGCAAACGATATTGGCGGCATATCTGCAACCGCATCTCCAACTGCCACATCATCTGGGTCGGTAAGTAACCAGGCTGTGCAGATATTGCAAGGTTCTGCCATCACTAACAGTTACGGCGGACAGATTCAATGCCAAGGCCCAACTCTGACTGTCACGCCTTACTTAAATCGGACCAAATCATGGGGGCTGCCATACCAGTATTCGTATCAAGATCCTGTGTACGATCTCAGTGACCTAGACGAAGACGGCAGATTAGATAATCCAGGGGATGTTCTGTTCTTTAAAGACACAAGAACAGGGCAAAAAGATAACCACAACTGGAACGTTGGTCTATCAGTACAAGCCACAATCCCACTTGACGGTGGATTACAAGAACGCTGTAAAGCCGCAGTCGATACGCAGCTTCAATTACAACAACAAGTCTTAGCCAATCGAAGATTGGACTTTGAGGTCTCGCGGCTGAAACACTGTGGGGAGCTGATGCTTAAAGGGATTCGTTTTGCGCCTAGGTCGCCTTATGCAAAAGTCTGCGCTGACGTAAGGATTAACTATCCAACGCCCCATACACATCCTATTTCCGTAGTGCCCGCTGCAGCTTCCTCCTCTGCCAATCAGACTCAACCTTGACCTGACGGCCCAAGGCTTTTTGGATCTTGACCATTACCTTTTTGACAATAGGCTTGATCAGCTTCAGCAGGAATGGTGTCGCCAAAGCTGCTGACACACCAATCACAGACGACGCCGCAACTGTTGTTGCCTGCGGGATTGTTGGAATAGCTTCTACAACCTGCTGAATCAACGGTTTTACTTCTTCAACTTCAACTGGTGCAGGGGGTTTAGGCTCAATCCTTGGAATTTTTACTTTCGGCGTTGGTGGTGGCTCTGGTGGTTTTGACTTTGGCGGTGTAATTTTTCCCGGTTGGACTTCTGGCTCAAAATCCAAAGGACTAAAAGCAGGCAGGTTGATTACCGGCACACCAATCTCAAGCGTTACCGGTGGGACATCAGGAACCGATGGTGAAGCGTTTAACCAAGCGCGAACTTCTGGCACAATGACATCGTTCACATTGATCTCTGAAATCTCAGGCATGAAGTCAGAGCGGTTTGTAGCAGGTCAACTATGGATCGAGCGTAAGAAGAACCGAGAAGGACCGCCTATTAGCTACATCGTGATGAAAGGTTTCAGCTCAATGGGTTTTACCGACCAAAAGCAAGTTTTAAAATTCATCCGTTGGCCAAAAGGCACTCCTACAGGGGACTCTGTACGCGAATGGTTGGCAAACTTTGATGATGAGCCGGAATTGCATGCAGCAAACCTGGACATGGATCGGATATCAAAAGAAGGCTTTGGGCCTGAAGCTCATGACGACGATCCAACCGCCAACACTAAAATGGTGACTTGATGCTACCCGGTACTGCTGGTCCAGTGCTTGTCGGCAGTTCAGGCATTACGTCATCGATCTTGCCTGGCACCATGTCAGCCATAACTTTGGTCAGTTCAGTCTGAAGCTCACCCATGTAGTGCTTGGTGATTGATGGGATGCGCGTGTAAAGCATCACCGATCCAGCAACCATGCCTGCTGACAAGACAAAACCTGCAACTGACAAGACGTTAAAAACTTTTTGCATGATCAGATGTGCAAAGAAAAGCCCCTTCCCTGGTGTGAGGACAGGAAAGGGGTAAGGCGTCTCCCTATTGGAGACTAACTCAGAGATCGAAGGATTTGCCAACTTTAAGGTTGAAGCTGGTGTCGGAGTCGATGCTGGCAAAGCTCAGCTCGCTGTAACCCGCACCAAAGTTGTAGCCCGCCTTGCCGCTGATGCCCACCTCAGTGTCTCCGGTATCAGGAACCTGGATCATAGGGCCAATTTGAGCGAAAAAGCCCTCGCCCTTAGCGCCCAGGTGTAGGTCAACGGTTGCGCCGGTCACGCCGTCTTCGCCAGCTCCGACGTTAGCTTCTGGGTTGAAATAAAGAGGGCCTGCGATCGCAGACAGGGGGGCCAATGCACTGACCGCAATGACGGCGGCACCAGTCACAAAAGATTTGATCATTTTGGGAAGAGACGTTTTCCGTAGGTACATTAACCGCCCCAGTCAATGGACGGTTTTGAAGGTGACCTAGCGGATCAATCTTCGTCATTACCAGGAACCCATAGATGATGCTTTTTATGAAGCCCCGTATATAGACCACGCTGGGGGTGATCAGGCTTGTCACGGCCTTCGTGCAAATAGAGCATCTCAAGCCATGTAATTCTATTGTTCTGAGATTCGATGTCGGTGGCCCCGTAAGACGCGGACATCATTGGATCAGGTCGTTGCATTAGCTTCCGGCTGTGATTGCGTTATTGAAAGGTGCAAGGTCTTCTGTTGTCCAGTAGTCCTTGGCAACCATGATCTTCAGGTGCTCAACGTTGCGAGTCACTGTGTCTTGATCTTCGCTGGTGCGGCTGTCTTGAGCCATCAAAGCATTAATCAAATTTACGCTGTCCATTGCAGCGGAATAATGTCCCGCGATCTCTTCGGCTGTTGGATTGTCTGGCATTAGACGACGGTCCAGGTACAACCAGAGGTTATCGTGACTGTCACCCCCGAATCAACTGTGATTGGTCCAGCACTCATGGCGTTTTTACCAGAAGTAATTGAATAGTTTGCGCTGATGTTTTGGCTGTTTTCGTAAATGGCTCCACTTGCAACAGTTGCAGATACGTCGGCAAGCTCTAAATCTCCGTCTGTTGAGTTATAAGTAAGAACCTGGCCGTTAGACGCACCAGACTGCAATCCTGGGATACGTAGGCTGGCAATGCTGCTGTTGCCTAAAGTAATTTCGTTAGATACTGATGTTGACGAAAGGCTACTTTCTCTACCAATGCATATATTGTTGCTGCCGCTTGAAGAACCTGTTTGAGCTTCTGATCCTATAAAAACATTGCTACCACCACTGCCTCCATAACCAGCCTGTCTGCCAATGCAAACGTTTTCAGTGCCAGTACGGGTTTTTCCTGATTCGTAGCCTATATAAATACTATTGGAATTTGCTGCTTTGCCAGCCTCTGTTCCAATAGCAATGGCATATTGTCCTGTAGCATTCTGACCAGCAAAATAACCAATATTTACCTGGTCATCATTGGTAGCACTTTGACCAGCAAAATAACCAATTA